GGTTTGTGAGATAAATAGACAATGGCATACTTAATAAATCGAATAGAAAAGTCTTTAAGAAATGAGGGATTGGCACCTCGTACCGATAGAGCTCGTGCGTGGTTACAATCTAAAATAAAAAGTCTAAATCCGTCAAGGACTAGACTGATGGAAGATAGACCTAGACTGAGGGATAGTTCAATTGTAGGTAATATGTATTTCTATTACTATGATCCAAAGACTAAAGAGTTTATGAAATACTATGACAAGTTTCCTTTAGTCATACCTATTGAAGAACATGGCGATGGATTCCTTGGATTGAATCTGCATTACATTCGACCAAAACAAAGATTGATATTTCTTGACAAGTTGAGTGAAACAAATACGAACAACCGTTATGACGCAAGTACCAGATTAAGAGTAAACTATCATTATCTTAAAAATACATCAAGGATATACGAACACACTCCTTGCCTGAAGAAATATTTGTATAAACACATTCAATCCAAATTCGTACAAATTGATGCAAACGAATGGGATATTGCTGCATTGTTACCAATGGAGAACTTTGCAAAGGCATCTAAAAATAAAGTATTTGCAGAATCAGAGGAAAAATTCTAATGTCATTTTCACCGAATCAATTTCTTGCTAACCTAGATGCAAAAGGTGGTGGTCTAGCAAAACCTAGTCGTTTTAAAGTAATTCTACCAATACCTAAATTACTCTCTGAAAGATTTGAAGATACTTTAGGATCAAATATTGCAAACATTGCTAATGATTTTACAAACATAATTCAACGTACAGGTAATCAAAATAATGTTACAGAGAATAACCAAAGTTATAGTTGGAAAAATGATGCAACTAGATGGTTAGCTTTGCAATGTGAATCTACAGAGCTTCCGGGAAAATCATTTGCAACTTCCGATGTTAAAGTATATGGACCTACTTTTAAAGTTCCAAATCAAACAACTTATAATGATATTTCTTTAACTTTTTTATGTAATAGTGAATTTAGTGAAAGAAAGTTATTTGATGCTTGGATGGAAGTTATACGTTCACCAAATACACATAATTTTAGATTTCCTAAATTTGATGGCGGTTCAACTTACATGACACAAATAACAATCATACAATATAATGATTTTGTAAAACAAATATATGCGTTAGAATTAGAAGATGCTTTCCCTATAGGAATAACATCACAACAAGTTTCTTGGTCAGAGGACAGTTTTCATAGATTAACTGTCAATTTTGCATATTACAAGTATAGAACAATCTACGATGGTAAATACGATACTAATGATATTCTAAGTAGTTTAATAGGTACTGGTGTGGCAAGAGCTCAAAAAGAAGTATTCAGTAAAATTTCAACATTATAATTAAGGGGTTACTTTATGGCTTTACCAAAAATTGATGTGCCGATTTATGAAGCAACATTACCATCAAATAATCAAGTGGTAAAATTTAGACCGTTTCTAGTAAAAGAACAAAAGTTACTTTTAATGTCTGCTCAAGCAACTGAAACAAAAGAAATAATTGAATCGATAAAGCAGATACTTAGAAATTGCATCATAACTGAATTGGATATTGATACGTTACCAGTATTTGACTTAGAATTTTTATTCTTAAATCTTCGAGCAAGATCAGTTAATGAAATTGTTGACATTAAGTACCGATGCAACAATCAAATAAAAGGTCCAGAAGATGAAGAACCAAAAACATGTAATGGATTTGTAGAGTATAAAATTGATGTTTTACAAATTCATCCAGAGTTTGCAGAAGGCCACACTAACAAAATACAGATTTCTGATAGTTTAGGTTTGGTGTTAAAGTATCCTACGTTTGAAATGATGCAAAAAATTGAATCAAAAACTGAGGATGAAGCAATATATGATTTATTGATACAATGTATAGAATACATTTACGATGCTGATAATCTGTATTACACTAAAGATACCGAAAGAGAAGAACTGTTAGAGTTTATAGATAATCTTCAACAAAAACATTTGGAAGAAATTAAAAAGTTTTTTGATACTATGCCTAAGGTAAAAAAAGACCTTGATTTCAAATGTCCTAAATGTGGAATGGAAGATAAAATCTTTATTGAGGGTGTACAGAATTTTTTCGAATAACTCTTTCTCACGACAATCTGACAAACTATTACCAAACTAATTTTTCATTGGTACACCATCACAAATATAGTTTGACAGAATTGGAAAATATGATACCTTGGGAAAGAGAATTGTATGTATCGTTATTGGTTCAACATATAGAAAAAGAAAAACAGCAACGAGAACTAGAAAAAAACACTAGGAAAAAGAGATAATCCATGGCAGAAAAAGAATCTAGATTAGCACAGATATTAAGAGCGGAACTTAAATCCGGAAAAGGAATGTCAGATTCCCTTCTTAATGCATTTGCTGCTAACATGAAAGAACAAAAAGATTGGCGCAAAGTGTTTCCGAAACAAGGAGTTTTTGGACAGGTTATGCGTGGTGTTTTTGGACAAGGTTATCGTTATGGAGCAAAAGCTCAAAGAGAATCCGCAGGTTCTTCTGGAAGTGGATTAAGTAGTGTTACTGCCGGTGCAATACGTATTACTGCTAGAAATAGTATGTTTCTTCCATCTATGGCTAGAGACATGAATATCATGAAACAGAATATGCAGTTACTTGTTCGTGCATCTGGAAGAAAGGCTTACAGTAGACCTGAATCTGGTTTTAATAAAACTAAACTTGGTGCTCCAAAGAAAACTGCACCTAAAGCAGCATCAAGTGCTGGTGCTGGTGGTGGTGTAACTGATATTGCTGGTGGAGTTATGGGTGGTATATTCAGTACCTTTTCTTTTGTTTCTTCTTTAGCAGGTTCTATTGTTAAAGGACTTGGAAGTGTTTTAGGAACAGGATTAAGTATAGGTGGAAGTCTTATAAGTGGAGCTGCTGGTCTATTAGGTTCTGTATTTTCTGGAATAATGGGAGTCGGGGGTGGAATTCTTTCTGGAGTTCTTGGGGGATTAGCATCCATCGTAAGTGGTATGGGTATATTTGGAATAATTGCATTGGCAGGTGCAGGATATCTTGCCTATGCAATTTCTAAATCTGTAACAGGTACTATTAATTTTGATGAAATAGGAAAACGAATCAGAGATTTTTTCAATTTTAAAGAGGGTGAAACATTTGTAAGTGCTCTTTATAAGGTGCTTGGAAAAGTTGATGAAAAAACTGGAATGAATACTGTAGGAATAATGGAAAAGGTTGAAGTTCAATTTAGTAGATTTTTAGCATATTCTGGAGATGTTTTAAGTAAGGTTATTGATATTGTTCAGATAACTGGACGATTAGCAATTTTAGAAATGCAAAAAGCATTCTTAGATTATGGTACAATCATAATTGATTACATGGGACAAATAGGTGGTGCTTTACTTGGTGGTAAGTTACTTGCTCCTACCGTAGGAGCAGCAGTAGCTGGAGCTGCATCTGGAGCAAAAGGTGGATTTGGTGGAATGGCTATAGGTGCTGTAATGGGAGTGTTGGCTGGTGGTGCAACTATATGGGGATCAGCTAAAGGTGGAGGATATCTTGCAAAACAAATAAACAATACTTTAGCCGCTGGAACAATAACTGATCCAGAACAAAGAAAACTTCTGGAAGAAATGTCGAAAGACGATGATTTTTTAATTGCCGTTACTAAAATACAAGACCTTCAAGAAAAATTAGCTACAGGAAAATCCGATAATCCTGAGATGGATGCAATATTGTTGAAAAAACTTCAAAATGACCCAAAGTTACGTTACCAGAAATACGCTAAAAAATACGAACAATTATTTGGAAAACAATTTGACAATACAACTAGTATAGTAGATCAAGCTAGACAAATAAAAAATGATGAGATAGAATTAGAAAAAAATAGACTATATGATAGAACAAACATAGACAATATAAAATCAAGCGCTAATGAAGCAGCTGATGTAGCTGGAGCAAAAACCATAAGAGAACAAACATCAAGAAGATCCTCAGCATTAGGTCCAACTGCAAGTTCTGGAAGTTATAAAGGAATAAATTTAGATTCCGGAACATCCATAAAAATGAGAGAAGTTATTTCTTATCTCATGACTAACGGTGGATTGTCATTTGAAGCCGCATCAGGAATTGCAGCTAATCTTTATGCGGAATCAACTTTGAATTCTAGTGTTGAAGGACCAGAAGTTAGAGGGAAAAAGGCATTCGGATTAGCTCAATGGTATGGATCGAGAAGAAATGATTATACTATGTGGGCTATTGATAATAAACGCACTCTTAACGATCCTTATGCACAACTAGACTACCTATTACTGGAACTCAATAGTAATCAATTTAAAGGATTGAATAACAAATTAAGAAGTCCTAATATTACATCTGAACAAGCAGCAAGATTATTCTTAGACAAATTTGAAAATCCAAGTGACGCTGATAAAGCAAGTAGTTGGGAAAAAAGAAAAGGAATAGCCACCGCTTTCACTCCATCAATGGAAGCTGGAACAATTACAACTGCTAAGGAAGAAAAAAGAAAACAAGAATTGGCAGATCCTTACGCAGGTAAATCTGACGTTGAATTATTGTTAGCTGCATTTGGTTCAATGTTTGGTGACTTGGCAACATCAATATTAGAATTAGCGGAAGCTGGAAATAAACAAGCTGCTGCAAGTGCTGGAACAAATAAGGGTGGTGGGAATATTAGTTCTGCATCATCGCAAAACTTTGACTTAATGTTTAGTGAGACTGGAATACACAGAGTATTGAGGGGTGGAGATGTTGGTTAAAAAATACCCGCCGAAGCGGGTATTAACTTTTAGTTAGCTAGTGATGTGAAATAGTTCAAGTCATCATCCTCATCAAGTGCAGGTGTTTTCTTTGACATTATTTCTTGTACGTCATCATCATATGTTTTCAACTTAGCATCTTCTGCCTTAGTTTTGGCAATAGGTGATTCACCATCAAATCCCAATACCTTATCAAGTTTTGCTTTGAGTACATCATAAGACTTAAAATGTTTTGGTTCTAAGAACTCTTTGAGTGAGTATTCTTTTTTCCACAATGCTTCAAGTTTATCATCATCACCATCAAACAAAGGTGCAGGAGATTCAAACTCTGATTTGTCGTAGTTACGATAACCTTCGACTTGGCGAATCTTTAGTTTGAAGTTAGCACCTTCCCAGAAGTCAAATGGATTAACTGGCTTCTCATCCGGAAACTCTGGATTCATAGTTTCATTAATCTTATCAAAGATTTTCTTACCATACTTGTATAACTTAATC